TGGTGGAAATGTCCAGCTAGAACAAGATCATATCGTGAAAATAGTTTCCTGTCAATACCACCATGAGCAATATTGCCACGATCCATTTCAAACCCATCAATCTCAAAGTGCCCAAAACAAATCTGTGATTTACTATTCTCAATAAAATTTAAAACTTCTTTTTCATTGTCATCACAAATCCAAGGCACAATATCAATTGGTATGCCATCAAAAGGTAAAGTGGCAACTTTGTCCCATACAGTTACATTATCATAGTCATTTAATAAAAGAGTTGATGAATTAACCTCTAGAGTATTCTTGTATGAAACATCGTGGTTTCCTAAAAGTGTGTGTAGTGTAATGCCTTCTTCTTTGCACTTATCAAAAAAGTATTTACGGCACAGATATAAAGAATTAAAGTTAATAAATTTTCGGCGATCAAATAGATCACCGAGTTGAAAGATAAAGGTGATATTGTTTTCTTTTAGATACGGGAAGAAAATATTCTCATAGAATTTCCTATAATAATTATGGAATTCTAACGAATCTCCTCTCATGCCAAAGTGCGTATCACCCAAAATACATAATTTCATTTACTATAATCCTATTAATATAATCACACTATACATTATACAACAACCAATGTCAAGCAATTTAAGGTAATTGTTTTTCTATTCCAAGTTCTTCTAAAATAGATTCTGGATCTTCTTTACCTTTAGATTTCTTTTTCTTTTTGTTTTCTTCAAAAGTATGAATGAACTCAGAAATGTTATCATACAATTCAAATTGTCGAACATTACCATTTTCATCTTCATACATTTCACCTTCATCTAACAAACCAAATTGTTCGGTAGCTTTATACTTTACATACAATTGTTTCTTTTCTTTCATAATACGGCGAAGAAATGCATAGTAAATGATTTGTGTAAAGTATGCAAAAGGATTTTTGGACTTATCAGGATCAAAATTGCGGAAATACATCAGACAGTTTTCAATGCCATCTGAAATCATTTCATCTCGGAAAGAATATGATATAAAATTAGGTTTGCGTGACAGATGGTCAGCAATCTTCAAGAAACATTCACCAATATAATTTGGTATAGATGGTTCAGGTTTATTTTCTTTCTTTGCCTTTTCACAATTTTCTCTGTAAGCTATTAAAGCCTGTAGAAAATCTGCGTTGTTTACATAATGTTTTGTTTTTTTATCACTCATATTTACCTTCTTTTTGCTTGACTTAGGGCTTGACAACTGTTATTATCTCGGTGTTCCGTTTGAAAATTAATGTAATTTAATATTCTTTTTAGTTCCATGTAATTCAAGTATCTCTTTAATTTCATCTTCTTCATTATCTAATAGTTCATCATCATATACATCACCTTCAGAATCATCTTCTAAAAACTGTCTTAGTGTTTCTTCTTCTTCTTTTTTAAATTTTTCCAAACTATCTACCAATTTAGAATAATAGTTTTTAACCATCAACTTAGGTTCAACAGTAGTTAAAATATCAGAGGTGTAAATTGTTGCCGTATTATCTTCAATCAATTCAGCTGGAAGCCAAGGTGAAATAAGTAAAATGGATCCATTTTTAATTCTTTTATATATTACAGTCATAGGATCTTTTAACATTACCATTTTTGTTTCTAAATCTTCATGACATGTACAGATAATATCTTCACCACTTTGTAATCTTATTAGTTTAATTTCATGCATTTTTTAGCTCTATGTTATAAAACTTGTAGTTAAATTTTTCATCATCATATATTTTAACACGTTCTATGAAATGTTTCAAGGTATAATTAGCATGTTTGCCTATTCTAAAGTCGTCTGCAATATCGAACAATGTAGCTTCAGTTTTGTTATCACCTATTCTTAATCCTCTACCTATCGATTGAAGGTTACGGACTCTTGACTTAGAGGGAGATGCAAAAATGATATTATGCAAATTACGGATGTTAACACCAGTACTGAAAGTGCCGTAACTAGCAACAATAATTGCATCGTTTTGTTTCTCTGTAATTGATCGTATAGATTCCCTAATTTCAACATCGGTACCACCATATACGAAAAATACATGCCTTTTACCTGCAACATCTTTGATACTATTGTATAAATCTTTTCCATGTTTTTCCACTAATTGAAATAATATTAAAGTATTACCCTCTAAAGAGAGTGTTAAATTTTTAATAAAATCGTTTCTTGCTTTGTTTAATACAATATATTCTTTTTCAGTATTGTAATCCCATTGTCTAGACATTTTACAAATGTGTTCAGGGTATTTAAGTATTAAACATTTAATTTTAAAATCTGCTAATTGTTTGTTATCAATTAACTGTTTAGTTGTTGTCGCTTGATATACTGGTCCAAATAAACCTTCAAGTACCAATTTGTGTGTCTGTGTTCCATCTAACGTGCCTGTACAACCAATTCTATATGAAGCATTGGTTAGACCTGTCATAATTGTGGTAAGTGATTTGGCTTTGTACAGGTGAGATTCATCACCCAAAACAAAATCAAATTGTTCAAAGTATTCTTTTGGATATTTATAGATTGATTGCCATGTTACTATGGTTAATAACTTGTCTGTTGATTTTTCTTTACCTGCATATTGTCGATGCACATTTGATTCAGCATCATAACCATATGATACAAAATCTGAATACATTTGTTCTACCAAAGAGGTGGTTGGAACAATTAATAGACCTTTTTTAAAGTCAGCTTCTTGCAGATAACGGAGTATAATATAGAGTATAAGTGATTTACCTGAACCCGTAGGTGATAAAATCATTATGCGCTTATTTCTTACCGCATGTACAAAAGATTGTAATTGGTAATCACGCACCTCAATTGATTCTGGTAAGTTTAATGTTTTAATAAACTCTACAGCTTCAATCAATGAAAAGTTTTCCGTTATAGAAACTTTATCATCAACAGTTACAGAATAATTTCTTTCCTTACAAAATTTTTTAATGTAAGGAACTAAACCTCGATAAATTGTAAAGGTACGCAAATCCGCTAAACGTATTTTGCCGTCCCAAAATTTAGATTTAAAAGCCGGAGAAAATTGATGGCCCGGAACATAGAAAGTAAAGTAATCTGAAAGTTCTTGTGCTAAACTTTTTTCACATTCAAATTTAACATATACTTCATCTAGTTCATGTATTAGTAGATTAGACACCTTGAATAAATTTTTCCCAGTCAATAAATGATTTTAGTTCCCAAGCACGATTGTTTAACTCTTTCAATATGCTGGTACATACATCAACCATTTCTTCATTAATAAGTTTTGTTGCTAACAAACGATTAATATCTTCGTCTGCTTCCATATATGTAGACAACTCGGCTTTGATGACATATGGAAAAGGTTCCCATCCACGCTTCTTTAGTTCATCATCATCTAATTTGCCTGTATAATATTCCCACTTTAATTTTTTCATTTTGTTATATTTAAACTCTGCTTCTTTAACAAGCAAACGATGCTTAGAAAGAATGTTTAAATATTTACTATGAAGTTTAGGAATTTCCAGTAAAGCTTTACCTGGTTCGGTGCGATCTATATCCGCATCTTTAGTCCACATACTCAACAATTCATCAAGTTTTTCCATAAAAAATCTCCTTACAGGAGATTATACACTATTTAAAATAACTTGTCAACATTATAATAGGCAAATCTAAACGATGCATCGGCAGTTAAAACGGTTTCTGGACTATCACCAGTAGATACCACAAAAGAAGATAGACTTACAGGAAATAAATCTACAAATTTAAAATTATAATATGGTTTATTTGAAGATGATAGTAGTGTCAATGTACCATCTGAAAATTGTGGAGTATTTGTTTGTTTATATCGAGTAAAATTGTTTAAATTGGCTAAATTTTCATACTCTGCAAAATCAGTAGGAAATGTCATAGCACGAAGCCAATCGTGTATTTCTAACCATGCTTTAAGTTCTTCATCAATATAAAAGGTAACATTCATTATGTCATAGATTAATTTTTCACCAGGTGAATAAAGGTCTACAAATGGATTATTTCTAGGTATTTCACTAGTAGATATTCCAGGTACACTTACTGATTGACAAAAGTATTGCACATTAGGCACCCGTCCAAAGTTTAAAATAAACTTATTTGGATGTAGAAAATTAGGATTAGA